CCCATAACTTCACCTGTTGATTTCATTTCTGGCCCTAGAATAGGATCAGCATCTGGAAATTTATTAAATGGAAAGACAGGTCCTTTTACTGAAAAAAAACTAGGTTTATACGAATGATCAATTTGCTGTTCTTTTAGAGGAATACCAATCATTGCTCTTGCAGCTATTTTTGCTAATTGATTGCCTGTCGCTTTGGAAACAAATGGAACAGTTCTTGATGCTCTTGGGTTAACCTCTAAAACAAATATTTTATTTTTTCTTATAGCAAATTGTGCATTGACAAGTCCAATAACGTTTAATTTCTTTGTAAATTGAATCATTTGGCTAACTATTTCATCTTGTAAAGTGTCTGAAAGACTAAAAGCTGGTATTGAACAAGATGAATCTCCTGAATGAACACCTGCTTGTTCTATGTGCTCCATAATACCGCCAATCAGAACATCTTCGCCATCTGAGACAGCGTCGACATCAACTTCAATGGCTTTATTTAAAAAGTGATCCAATAATACCGGGGATTCATTCGATACTTTTACAGCTTCTTTCATGTAAGTTTCAAGCTCATCATCGTTATATACAATATCCATGGCTCTACCTCCCAGAACATAAGAAGGCCTGACAACCAATGGGTATTCTACTTTTTTTGCGTTAGACAGTGCTTGTTCTATATTAGTAGCAACTTCATTGTAAGGCTGTCGTAAATTCAATTCACCCACCAGTTCTTTAAACAATTCTCTATCCTCAGCTATGTCGATTGAAGACGGTTGCGTACCAATAATTGGGGCACCAGCTAATTCGAGTGCTTTTGCTAGTTTTAAGGGTGTTTGTCCACCGAATTGAACAATAATTCCTTTAGGTTGCTCAACTTCAATGATTGCCATTACGTCTTCAAATGTTAATGGCTCAAAGTAAAGTCTATCTGAAGTGTCATAGTCAGTGGAGACAGTCTCTGGGTTACAATTGATCATAATTGATTCATATCCTGCTTCTGAAACCGCCATCGCAGCATGTACGCAACAATAATCAAATTCAATGCCTTGCCCTATTCGGTTAGGTCCGCCACCAAGAATTATAATTTTCTTATTATTGGTTGGTCTTGATTCACATTCATCATCATAAGTTGAATAAAGGTAAGCAGTGGATGTGTCAAATTCTGCTGCACAGGTGTCAACTCTTTTAAACACTGGCTTTAGACCCTCATTTACTCTTTTCTTATACACTTCATGTTCTTCTACCGAACACAGATAAGCTATTCTTGAATCTGAGAATCCTTTTTTTTTCAGTTTTCTTAAGAATTCATTATCTAAGTTATCAATGTTTCGTTTTTTTGTTTCTTTTTCTAAGTTGATAATGTCTTTAATATATGAAAGGAACCAGGGGTCGATACTCGTAAGATCAAAGACTTGATTTATTGAATAGCCTTCCCTGAAAGCTTGCCCTATGTAAAATAAACGTTCAGGACTTGGTCGTTGAATCATTTGTTCAAAGTCTTTTCCAGCATCCATATCTGTAAAACCGTCATGGTTCGATTCCAAGCTTCTTATGGCTTTTTGTAAAGACTCTTGAAATCTTTTCTCATAATTAGTAAGAATATCAGGCTCACCTTTCATAAAAGTATATGCTTCTACTAAACTTCCATAAAGTAAAAGCTCTGGTGCATTTGTTCCAAGCCAAGTTGTTCCACTTGATGCTGCTGTTATTGATTCTGGAACATAATAATAATGTAACTCTACGTTTAAATTAGCATTAGGAGTTGGTCCAACAATAAAAGAATTATCATCAAACTGTGCATAATGTTTTGGAACTCCAGTTGTTGAAGCAGAAGGATATGCCTCCCTAATAAAGCTTACGTCTGTACTTAAAAGATAACTATAATCACTGTCACTATCTAAAATAGCCAAAGAAAATGGATATAAATAATCATCAGGAGCAGTTAAATATTGATTCCCAGATGTCAGTGAACCAGTAACATTTTTCCTAAAATTAGGTAACTCAACTGATTTTACTATTCTGTCTTCAGCTTGTTGAATCATTGTTCCCAGATCAGCAACAAAGGTTGACTCAGTATTTTGCGTATAATCCTGTATAGCTGATTTTAATGTTGTATATGTCCAACTCATTCTGTACTCACTGTTAGTTTTCCTATTTCACCTTTTATATTTAAACCCATTGTACTAGAACCAAATGCTGTAACTCCTCCGCCTATAGGGTCAAAAGCTGAATAACTTGTGGATGATTTTTTTCCAGTATCAACTCTAGGATTGTAAAGGCTTTGTGGATCAGATGTATTTACTTGACCTAATTTCAACTGTGGTTGATCTTCATCCAAGCATGTTGGGCAAACTCTTAACCCATTTCTTTTGCTGTCTTCTATTTGATATTTTAAAAGACTTAGTTTGTATGTAAAGCCACAACGATCACACTGACCTAATGCTTTACTTGCTTTTGCATATGACATTAGTAACCACTAATTGATAAATCAGGAACAAATCTTACAGCAGCTTTTTCTCTATCTGCATCACTAACTTCATCCCATAGCTCCATATATCTTTGTCTAATCATAGGAACTCTTTGTATTGCTTCTGGAGATTTGCAAGCTAAATTATATGCCAAAGCATATGTTAAACATGGTAAGTATCTAGTTGGAACGTCTGCATTATTGCTAGCAACTGTTCCGACATCCTCAATTCTTTTAACATAATCATAGATAAGCGTATATGTTTCAGCAGAATCAGGTGTTGCCCAAAGAACTATTTTTACTGAATCATTATCTTTATCAACATAAAACTGAGTTGGCTTAGATTGAGTCAGCTTACTAGCTTGATGATTGTATTCTGTTCTAGAAATACGATTTAATCTTTGGTCAAATTGATCGTCAATATCACCTGCATTTGTTCTGATAGAAACATCTACAATATCTAATGTGCTAGATTCTGCAGTATAACTGCTTGTTCCAGCAACCAATGTTGCAGAACCTTGCTCTATAGTCCAAAGATTTAAACCCTTATTTTGCCACTCTAAAAAAACTAAATTTAAAGCTCTTTTGGCTCCACGATAACTATAACCTGAGCGTAACTCTAAACCACAAAGATCATAAGCCTCTTCCATAATGTCGCTTATATCTAAGTTAAATGTAGTTGTTCCACTCGTAGCCATTGTTATCTATCCGCCCCCTCTTCGAGTAACTCTCTTTTTCTTCATGCCTTTTCTAGCACCACTTTTAGCCGTAAGACCCCTATCTTTCTTGATGCCGATTACCTTCTTTCGCAATTTCGATGCAACATCATCCCAATTTACGGCTGATGAACCGCCACCAGAAAATCCTCTATCGTCAGCTTTAGTTGGAGTAAAAGTAGGTCTTCTCTTTCTAATTTTTTTAGGTGTCCTTAAAGTTTTAGGTTTGCCTCCCACCTTTGCAACCAAAGTACCACCACCGCCAGAAAATCCTCTATCGTCAGCTTTGGTCATTCTCATTCTACTCGTGTCTTCGTAGTTTCTATTTGGAATAACTTTACGCAAATAAGGATGTCTATTATCCTTTTTAAGAGGAGTTGCAGGACCGCGACCGCCTGCTCTAATTGGGTTTCCACCAATATAACTTGCTAAAGGAACGCCACCACCAAACATTTTTTTAGCGTATTTTTTATAAGACTGTACTTTTTTTTCAGTGCCAACTTCCGTTGCACCACCACCCCTAAATGAACTACTGACTGGAGCATTTGATTTAAAAACGCCACCACCCATATAACCAGTTAGATTCTTTCTTTTAAGACCCATATTTTTTTTAGGCATATCGCCCTCCATAAATTAAATATCCACATACTCTGTATTTCAAGAGTATATGGATAATATTACATTAAACTACTTCTTCTTTTTAGCAGTTGATTTCTTTTTAGCTGGAGCTTTCTTTTTAGCTGGAGCTTTCTTCTTAGTTGGTTTTTTACCACCAACATAAGCTTCATTAACATCAGGCGTAGAAGGATCATCAGCTACATAATGCCCTTTCGCATCCTTAGCCCTGTCTCCATTCATTTCCCCGCACTTACGTTCTGCATCTTCTAAATCAGGATCAGGACCAAAAACAGGTCGATAGATACCATCATTATCTGATCTTAGAACCATGTATTGAGCTGGGAACTCTCCAGTTTCAGAAATAACATACTTTTTAATTTTTGCCATTACTATCTCCGATTAATCAGAATATACTTTAGTCATTTCTAAAACAACAGAATAAGTATCTCCCGATGAGTGTCCTTTTGTAGTAAAAAGAATGTCTCCAGTTTTACCACTGCCTGCATTATTTGGAATACCACTAAAGTCTTTAAAGTCCATGTGTCCATTGCTGCTTTCAGCAAGTTCCATTAAAAGAACATTGCTGGTAGCATCAAGAAACAACTGAACAGACATGCCTACAATAGCATGGCTAACCCGCAAAACTCTAACTTCAGAACAGGAAACACCTGCTGAGTTAGACGATAAAGCAGAAACATCTACTTTAGCTACTGCGGATTCGCCAGTGCCATCGCTGACATTGGTAAACTTCATAATACAATTTTTTTCACCATCTTGGATGGTTTGCGAAGTTACTGCATCAGCCATTAGTTACCCCCTTACTCGAATGGAGTAGCTAGAGTACCATCACCATGAAGCATAGCCTCACAATGCCATACTGCTGCTGTGGTTGCCACTAAGCGAATTACTCCACCTACGAGCCAACCCTGTGCTGCTGATCCTAGATCAATAGTATCATCATCACTTGCATCGGGAATAAAAGTATTGGTATCGCCAGCAGTTGCTGGATCAAATATTTGAGCAAAACCTGAGAATAAATCACTGGAATTATCTGTATTAATTTGTCCTGCGCCACTAAAGGTTGTTCCAACTATAAATGTATAGTTAAGACCTGCTGCTGCTGTAGGCAATGTTACAACAATTCCTGCTGCTCTATTTAAAGTATAAACAGTACCTGAATCGGTAGACTCAACTGAATGAGTAGCACTTGTAATACTTTCGATATTTGAATAAGCAGAAACATAACCTGTTGTGGTTATATTACCGCTAGAGTCAACATCTAAATTGGTT